ATCCGTAGTTCTCTGCAAATTGATCCGTTGGTATCCTTGTAATGTCTTTTCTAAACAAAAGTAACTTTGGATCCTTAAGGAACATTCGAGCAACCTTTCTCTGAGCTCTAGTAACTCGCCAGTTCTCAGGTGAGTATTTTAGATCAATTCCAAATCCCCCTAAATGATAAGGTAAATACCAGTTGGGCTCAAAATCGTTTTGATAGGTGATTTTAAACCTTGAAAAAACTCGTGGTAATACACATTTAGTCCAGGGACAGAGCTCGATCATTTTGTTAAGATCTTTACCAAATTGATCAGGTTGCGCTTCACAAACTTCGGATCCAGCTTCAAAAAACTTTTGATTCAAATAACCGCATCTCATCATTCTATCCTTTCCTGTATCTAATTTAAAGACTTGAGAGTTAATCATACACATATCCTTTGAAAGATATTGTTTCCCTTGTGACAGTTTCAGGCCAGCATCAGCTGCGCATTTACAAAAGATCTCATAAAACGATCCTTCACATTTGAACAACATATCATCACCATTCACTATCACATTTCTTCTCAACAAGCCTCTCAAGCTTTTTCTATATCTTCTTTCAGTCCTACTAACAGCTGCCATTATCCAACGATCGATAGCAGTGTAATATACCGAAAGGTTTATAACACATAGCAACGGAAAAGAGAGTGGATGACCCATTAACTGGCCATCACAAAGTTCAGCATCCTCAATGTCAGGGAAACCTTTCATTTTTGGATACCTAACTGTTCCAGATGCACTCAAAGCGAGCCAAACTTCTTCAAAGTTTGGTAAGTTTTTCAAAGGCCGGATACAATCCAAAGTACACTCTTTCTTTAAAAGATCAGTTGCAGCTTCATAGTCAACCGAACAGAAATACGGGAGTTTCACATTTTCATGTATTTTATTAACTTTCATTGTGAGGTCTTCATGTAACATAGTTGAGGCATAATGATTCTTCCAAGAATCTAAAAGTATTCCTTGAACTGGCTGTAAAAAAGTATACAAGTAGCCATGTCCTTTGGTTATAATTCTAAATTTTGAAGGTTCAGGAACTGCGACAACTTGAAGATCAAACAAATCCTCCCCACAATTTTCAATCGATTCTCTAACTCTTCTTCTACTTTCTTCATAATTTCTCTTCCTCCAACTATCCAGCTCTATACTTAATGCTCTTAATTTCCCGATCTTGGCTGCGAGATCTGATTCCAAAGCAGCACGGAAATCTAAGTCTTCAAACATACTTAACGCACCACCGTCATTGACGGTTGCTTGTAAGCATGCTTTACCACTT